GTCCGTACTTTTCACCAATCCTAACTACTAATATTTTCATTTGAACGATTCTCGCACCCACCTTTTAGCGGGTATAGTGCCTCTAAAGTAATATGATTCAGAATTAGAAAGAATTTCATGTAATCTATTATAGGATACAATTAATTCATCTAAAGTATACATCGCATGTGAAATATGGTAGCTGAATATATTACTTGCATTGAAATATACTATTTTACCTTTAACTTTTTTTAGAAGTTTATCATAATCTGGTTCGATTAAGTTCATTACCCAATAATATATATCATAATTTTCTAACATTTTTAGTTGTAGTTCACTAAAATAATCTATATTGTCCATATAGTCTCCATCAGAGAAATTCACATTAACCGGCCCCGGACCAAGTTTTTGCAAATTCGTTATATAATATTGTAATTCTGATTTGGACATATTCATCTCAACGATAGTTTGTTTAATGTCTATATTTTCTTGTGTATAATCATAGAATATTACTTCACCATCGAAATTAATATTGTTTGATATTATCTCTCCTGTATAACCACCCGTAGGACACATAATAATATTAAATTTTTTTTTTAGAATCGCCGGGGAGGCCACGCCTGGAAGGCCTTCCACAATGGTTAATGTTTCGTTATTTGTTAGGTAATACGTTGGTTTCATTCTTGTCATAAAACGACTAAAATAATTATCTTCATGGTCTACTTCATCAAATTTTCCTAACCTAAGTTTATCCCATGTTTCGTTTTGCAAAAAACGTCTTTCTTTCATATGACCATAACTAAAAGCTTTATTCCTTCTTTCTTCAATATTAAAATTATGAATACGAGGAACTCCCTTTGGTTTCAACCAAAATGGAGTATAATCATCGTGATAATTTTGTTCTGCTCTTACATATTCAGTCCACATATTTTTTTTTGATAAATCTGGGCAACCCAATTCTTTCCATTTATCAATATTTAATTCGATATGTTGTGGATGCAACCATGCTGATTGATTAGGTCTAGCCATAATATGTGCTTTACAGAATTTACTACTTTCAGAAAATTTATGAAATTCGTTTATAGTTTTACTAGGTGAAGTCATTTCAAAAACCATACCAACAGTTACAATCATTGCATGAGTTTGTGTACATGTTTTTAGAAAATCATACAACTCACTTTGATATAATAATTTAACAGTGTGGCCACTCCCAGCGCCAGCCGGTCCACCTGATATATGTAAACAAGTAGTTTGGGTTTGTTTTTCTACACCTTTCTGTTTTGCTTAAAATTTTCTTCCCATACTAATTTAAATTCATCAAAGTGTTTCATTAATTTCTTTCAAAACCTCTTTACCAAAACGCTTAACCAGTGAATCTAACATAAGTTGTTTTCGTGCTTTATTATTACCACCATGTATAATGAAGTGATAACGATTTTCATCTGATGCATTATGTGCTTCGTGTTCTACACCATTGTCAAACCAAAATCCCGTACAATTCTTAAACGGCAATTCTTCTTTTGTATCACACCGTCTTAGATAACAATTTGCTGGTTGAGAAAAAGCTAAGTTAATAGCAGATTCTATATTTCTTCTAGCACCTCTTGCATCTCTAGGTGTACTAGAATCATTATGTTGT